CCCAATATTATCAAGTTGAAAATGGTAATGACCGTCTTGGTATGGGTCGTGAAGATGAATACTTCTGGAAAACAGCGAAAGAACGCGAAAATAAATACGAAGGAAGGGATACGAACCCCTCTAAAAGTTCTGATTCACCCGATCAGGAGTAAAAATGGCAAAGTATCATGTCGATCGTGATGTCAAATACATGTATCAGATGTGGGGAACCACAAGTTTGATCACTGACTATTGGACCAAGCCCAGAAAAACAGAAGATCCAGAAGAAATTGCCACTGAAGATATAAATAAAGGCAAGAAAACTATCTGACCAATGGCAATCACAAGGATATCAAGGGGTTTCAAGGACATTAGTTTGTCTTTTGAGCCCCATCCTGTGACTAAAGACTTGCCAGTTCTTAAAAATGCTAACGCTATCAAGCGTGCAGTTCGTAATTTAGTTCAAACTATTCCAGGAGAGCGTTTCTTTCAACCTCTCTTGGGTTCTGACGTTTATAGATCCTTATTTGATTTCGTTGATTACGCCACTGCAAGCGTAATTGAGAACCAAATTATTACAACTATTGAAAACTTCGAAGAAAGAGTTGAAAATGTAGAAGTTCAGGTCGAACCAGAACCTGATATGAACACTTTTTCCGTAACAGTCTTCTTTGATATTGTTGGTCAAGACCTTCCTGTTCAAGAATTCACGTTCATATTAGAGGCGGCACGCTGATATGCCTTTTACAAAGTTCACAAACCTCGATTTTGACCAAATTCGAGCATCAATTAAGAGTTATCTTCGTGCAAATTCCGAATTTTCGGACTTTGACTTCGAAGGTTCCAACTTTTCAGTCTTAATTGACACGCTTGCTTATAATACTTACATCAATGCGTTCAACTCTAATCTGATTGTTAACGAATCTTTCTTAGATTCGGCAACATTAAGAGAAAATGTTGTCTCTTTAGCAAGAAATATCGGTTATGTACCCCGCTCTAGAAGCGCAGCAAAGGGTCAAGTAAGTTTTACTGTACAAACCACTACAACATCACCTACAGTCACCTTAGAAGCGGGTCTGGTGTGCGTTGGAATGGCAGAAGAGACCAACTTTGTGTTCTCAATACCTGAAGATATCACAACAACAGTCAATTCTGGTGTTGCAACGTTCGATAATATTGATATTTTCCAAGGAACCTTCCTCAGAAAGCAGTTTGTCGTTGATGGTTCGTTAGATCAACGCTTTATTCTTGATAATTCCTTTATTGATACGTCAACCATCAAGGTAAATGTCAAAACCAGGAATGATACTGGTCTTGGAAGACCATTTACGACTGCTGATAACATTTTAAACCTGAATAAGAACTCAGAAATCTATCTTTTACAAGAAGTTCAGGATGAAAAGTACGAACTTCTGTTTGGTGACGGATATTTTGGCAAAAAACTGGATAATGGAGACGTAATTACTGCAACTTACATTATTACAGATGGAAGAGATGGTAATGGACCGTCTTCTTTCAGTTTTTCTGGTCGTTTTACTGATAGTTTAGGCAATCCAGTTGTTCCTACCACCACTGTTCAACTCACGACGGACAGAAAAGCACAAAATGGTGGCGATATTGAGCCAATTGACTCAATTAAGTACTTTGCACCAAGGATTTACTCCTCTCAGTACCGTGCAGTCACTGCTAGAGACTACGAAGCCATTATTCAGTCTATCTACCCTAACACAGAGTCCGTTTCTGTCGTTGGTGGTGAAGAATTAGACCCACCACAGTTCGGTCAAGTGCTGATTAGCATCAAACCCAAGAATGGTGACTTCATTTCCGACTTTGATAAGGAACAAATTTCCATCAAACTGAAAAATTATGCAATTTCTGGTGTAAACCAACAAATTGTTGATCTTAAGGTCCTATTTGTTGAAGTTGACACTTCAGTTTACTACAATAGTTCACAAGTGTCTGATGTTAACGGTCTGAAGACCAAAGTTAGCAACACTTTGAACACATTCTCTGATGCAAACGTCAGTAAGTTCGGTGGTCGCTTTAAATATAGCAAATTAGTTCAAGTTATTGACAATACTGACAATGCTATTACCTCTAATATCACTAGAGTCAAGATTAGAAGGAATTTGAAGGCACTGATCAACCAGTCAGCACAATATGAACTTTGCTATGGTAATCGATTCCACAAAAACCCCGAAGGTTTCAATATTAAGAGTACAGGGTTCAACTTAAGAGGTAGAACTGGTACTTTCTTCTTTACAGACACTCCTGGTGAAGGTGATATTGGTGTTTTGTCTGTTGTAAGAGATATTAATGATGAGGGCAAGTATGAAGTTGCTATCAAGTCTATTGGAACTGTCGATTATGCCAAAGGTGAGATATTGATCAATACCATTGATATCTCAGGCACTGAAAAGGAAAATAACATCATTGAAATACAAGCATTCCCAGATTCCAATGATGTTATTGGTCTCAAGGACCTCTATTTGAGTTTCTCGGTTGCAGATAGCAAGATAAATATGGTCAGAGACACCATTACTTCAGGTGAGCAAATTTCGGGTGTTGGTTATAAGTCAACTTCCAGTTACCTAAACGGGGCATTAAAGAGGGTATAAGTAGATGATTCAAACGGGCTTTGAAAAGCGAGTTAAAATTCAACAAGTAGTTGAAAGTCAACTCCCAGACTTTTTAAGAGCAGAAAGTCCAAAAAGTATTGACTTTCTAAAACAATACTATGCTTCTCAAGAATTTCAGAGCGGTCCTTCCGACATTTCTGAAAACCTAGACCAGTATCTGAAATTTGATAACTTAACTCCTGAAGTTATCAGTGGAGAGACGACATTATATTCAAATATTACCACGTCCGAGGATACTATTCAAGTATTTTCGACTAAGGGTTTTCCATCTGATTATGGTCTTTTCAAGATAGGTGATGAGATCATTACCTACACCGGAGTTACTACAAATACCTTCACAGGATGCGTCAGAGGGTTCAGTGGTATCACCTCCTATAGAACTGACCTTGACCAAGAGGAACTCGTCTTTCAGGAGACTACAAGTGCCTCTCACACTGCTGGAGACAAGGTTCAGAACCTCAGTTCACTGTTTCTCAAGGAGTTCTATAGAAAACTCAAGTATACCTATGCTCCTGGATTTGAAGATGTTGATTTCGTAGCAGATCTTGACGTAAATAACTTTCTCAAAGAAGCAAGAACCTTCTATGAGGCTAAGGGTACAGAAGAATCTTATAATATTTTATTTAAAGTATTATTTGGTGAAACTCCAAAAGTTATTGACCTTGAGGAGTTCCTTCCTAAACCCTCTTCTGCCAAATATATCAGAAGAGAACAAGTTGTTGTAGAGCGTGTATCTGGTGACCCCAACAAACTTGTAGGTCAGACAATTCAGAAGTCCTCTGACCCAAATACACAAGGTTCAGTGTCTGAGGTAGAAATATTCACTAGATCTGGTATTAATACATTCTTCAAACTTGGTTTGTTTATTGGATATGATGATAAAGATCTTATTGAGGGAACATTTGTAATTCAACCAGAAACCAAAGTTATCAACCCTGTTCCTGCGGGTGGAACAACTATTACGGTCGATTCTACAGTTGGTTTTGGAACGACTGGAACTATTATTGCTGGTGATACTCCTATCACTTATTCTGATAAAACTATCAACCAGTTCTTGGGTTGTCAGAATGTTGTGAA